CCGAAGCCACATCGCACAAGAGCCTCCTCCCCACCTGCTCCTCGCTCATCTCCGCGGTGAGAACCAGGGTTGGCTCCCCAGCTTCGACGCAGGCAGCCCGGATGACGTTGCTGAGGAAGGCTGACTTCCCAACCGAGGGACGTGCCGCCACCAAGGATAGCTCGCTGCGCTGGAAACCGGCCGTCATTCGATCCAAAGTGCGAAACCCTGTCGGGACCCCAGTCACGCTGTTCCCCTTCTCCTTGGCCAAGGCTGCGCGTTCCTGGAGGGTATCCAGAACGAGAGCCATGGTCGCCTTGGCCCCCATGGACTCTCCCTTGGCGGATCCGATGCGGCATTCCCCAACCGCCACCTCCAGGTCAGCGAGGGCGTCCTCGGCGTCCACCTGCTCGTTCCGGGCCTTTGTCTGACCGTCCAGGATGGCTTGAAGCATCCGGCGCCGGATGAAGCGGTCCTTCACGATCCCGACGTAGTAGGCGGAGTTGGCGGCCGAGGGCACCTTGTCCATCAGCTCGGAGAGGTAGGCCAGCCCACCCACGTCCGAGAGGACCCCGGTTGCATTGGCCTTCTCCCCCACGGTGATCATGTCGATGGGGTAGCCGTCCTCCATCAGCTTCACCATGATCTCCCACAGGCGGCGGTGGCGGAGGTCGTAGAACCACTCGGGGGCCATGCCGGCCTGCAAGCACTCATCCACCTTGAGGGGGTCGATCAGGCAGCAGCCGCACACCCCTTGCTCAGCGTCGAAGGAGTGAGGGGGCAGGTCGCGGATGGAGGGGGGTGTGGGGGCGTTCACGGCATCCTCCCGGCTTTGATTTCAGTCCACGTTGGCTTCCACATGACCCAGAAGACAGTGAATGGGCAGGCCACGAGGGCGACCCCGCAGATGGTGGCGGCTGCGAGGGTGATCACTGCGGCAGCCAGTGCGGCTGCGGGGATCAGCAGGAGGGTCCAGCAGAAGCGTTGGAGGGGGTTCATCGCATCCTCTTTTCCGCACGCATGCGTTTGATCCACATGACGCAAGCTTGTCCGTTGCCGAACTTGGCCATGATGTCTGCTGCGGTAACGACTGGCATCCCAGGGAATGGGTCTTCGTAATCTGGAGCGGGGGCGTTGTTGCGTTGCCCCTTGTCGTCTGGACATGGGAACACACCAGCCCAACCAGTCTCGATAGAGTGCTCCACAGCGCGAACAAAAGTGATGGCGGTGTACTCCCTGCCCCACCGCGCTACCGCCCTCTGCACTGCGCTCTTGGTCATCCTCTGCCTCTTCTCGCGCTTGTGCTGGAGCCAAGCTCTGGCCGCATCAAGGCAGGTTTGGGTGCGGAGGTTCTCTGGCAGGGACAAGCCATGATCCAGGTGCCACGGGCAGGGGGAAGGGGGCGCGGCGGAACTTGGGGTTGGGGAATGGGGCTTTGCTTTTAGGGAACGAAGTTCCTGTGGGGGGATGGGAGCTGCTTCAGCAGCGACTGTCTTCTCTGCCTGATTGTCTTCCTGAGGGGATACGTATTCTGATGCAGACGGATCTTCATCAACTGGGGAACCATCATCTGGAATTCCAACATGTGGTTCATCATGACAAAGCAGCTCAGGCTCATCAGTCCACGTCCACACGCACCCCTGCATCTTGCCACCAACCCCCTTCTCCCGCTGGATCTCAAGGTAGCCGAACTCCTGGAGCTGCTTGATGGCGTTCGCCACAGCAACCTGCCCCTCAGATGGGGTCTGTGAACGCAGCCAAGTGGTGGTGGTCTTCCAGCTCTCGCTGTGGCTCATCACCATGGCAAGGATGCCCCTCGCGCAATAGCTCAGCCGGGTATCCCTGAGAGCGGAGTTCGCAATCTGCGCGAAGCCGTTACGCCTGCGAATCTTGTGAATCACAGAGCACCTCCATCAACCGGCTGAGTTGGGTTGAAATCCCAGCTCCAAATTGCACCGCGGTATCGGCCTTCGGAGTGTTTCGGTTTGATTTTGAGGTAACCAAATCGCTTCAACTGCTTGATAGCATTTCCAATGGCCGTCTTCCCCTCGCTCGGCGTGTTCGCCCTGATGCTTTTCAGGTTAAACTGCCACCCCTTAGAGTGTGTTGACGCCATCAACAGAATTCCCCTCGCGCAGTAACCCAGTCGCTTGTCTCTGCCTGTTGAGTTCGCAACCATCGTGAAACCGCCAGACAGCTTCCTACCAACACCTCGCCTGGGCTTGTCCGGATGCTCCTCTGAGTGACACTTGGCGCACAGCACTCGAAGCTCGTTGTCAGCGTACTCCCATGGCTCCCGGCCGCGGATGTACTTGATGTGGTGGATGTGGAGTGTGACCTGCGTTGACGAGCACTTCTCGCACCGCCAAAAGGCTGATCCAAGCTTCTCAAGCCGCCTCTTCTGCCACCGCGGATCCTTGAGCTTCTCACTGTAAGTCGTCCTCATAAAACAGAAAGCCCCGCCAGAGGTGAGAACCCACGGGAGGGCGACGAGCAAAACCCGTAGCCGTGGATGTCTCTGGCGAGGTAAATCGTTTCTGCGTTCATGTCTCGTCTTCCAAATCTCCAGCCGGCTTCTCACGACCAACCGAAGACCCCTCCACCCTACCCATCAACCCGGACCAAAGTCCACAACTCTCGCCCGCCTTTCAGCCTCCAGCTCGGCAACCTTGTGCCGCAGCTCCGCCACCTCCCTCTCTAGGCCCTTCTGCTCTGCCTCCTCAGCTGCCTCGCTGGCTTGGACGGCCTCAGCAAGCACCCTATCCTCCAGGACATGTTGGCGTATGGACCGCTTGAGCAGCGATGCTCTCGCCGCCTCCCTCAACCTGATCTCAGTCTTGCTCATGACTTTTCCCTCCCCGCGCAGCACCAGCACCCCCTAGCCTCCTTCTCCAACTCCCCCACCCTCTTCCGCAGCTTCTCGATCTCGTAGGCCGCCCCCAAGATCACGCCGTCCCCTACAGCATCCCGCCATGGCTCCCCATTCCTCAGCACGGAGGTCCTCCCGGTGGCGTCCTGGACGATGGTGTACTTGCCGTCGCAAATGCTGACGCGGATCATGTCGCTCATCGCCCCCTCCTGATCCCAAGCCACTCAGCAAACGACTGCCCGAAGTCGCAATCCAGGAACTCCTGGTAGCGCCTCTGGCTCCTCGTAGGCTTCCGTGGCTCCACCACCTCATCCAGGTACACCATCTCTGATGTGGGATGGCAGGGCAGATCCTTCCCTGGTTTGTCGGTGTCGAAGTTGACCCCGATGTAGTGACCCCTGTCCCGAATGATCGTGCCAGGCCTGTTGCCGTTCATGACCACCCTCCTCCCCACGCAGGCGTTCACCCCGTAGGTCCTGTTGATGTACTCGAATGGTTTCATGTGGTCCTCCTCGCTTTAGCCATCTCAACAAACGTCTTCCTGTCGATCTCTATGGCGCCAGCAGAGACCGCCAGTGCTCGCTTGGATTTGCAGATGTCGTAGTGGCTGTAGCGCTTGCTCTGGTGCCACCTTCGGGCCACGCCGATCTTTTGAGCCATCGCATGCAGCTCTTCATCGGTGTCGGCCAGCATGTGGCACATGGTCATTCGGCCGAACGGCCACACGGCCTCGTCCACGTAAACGCTCACATCCCCCTCCTCTTCTCCCTGTACGCCCTCTGCTGCTCCAGGTGGGCCTCCAGGTACACTGGGTCCCCTTTGATCTCCTCCCGGTACTCAGCGGCCTTGCGGCGCTTGCCCATGGCCCTGGCTGCCTTGAGGGCGGCGTGGCGCTGTACGGAGGCGTTGATGGCGGCTGACACTGCGGATCCTCTGGTTTTGTTCATGGCTTCTGCTTGGTGTGGTATGTGATGGAGATGGATGCAAAGCGAATGAACACTTTTTCGCAGTTGCTGCATTCCTCTTCGGTTGGCTCCTGCTCCCCGTCCCCGTCACACGGGTCAGCTTTGCGGGAGTGGGAGCAATACGGGCAGATCACCCGCTTGCGATCCAGTCTGTCCGTTGGCTCGTATGGGATCACGGCTTCAACTCCTTCCTTTGGTTGTTGTGGCGCCCAGTGCCCCCATCCGGCCCGCGCAGGGCTGCTGCGGCGAACAGGAGGAGCATGGCGATGGTGATTGTAGCGGTGCGGCGGGTCATGATGCTTTTCCTCAAATTCTCCCCCACCCACAGTTGGTCGAAACATTTAACGCGGGCAGGGGGCCGAAGCCTCCACAAGGAGACCCCGGGAAATTCAGTTGCGCCGCAGGTCCCTCCACTCATCCAGGCTGACCTGCTGCACGTCGATCCCATCCACCATGGCGGCGATCTTCCACTCCAGGAACTGCTGGATGTCCACCAACTCCTGCATACGGTGGGCAGCCTCGGTAAGGCAGGCGTTCACCACCCCGTCATCAGTTTGGATGTCCCTGGACAGGGCGTGGAGCGCTTTGATCAAGGTTGCTGTGGAGGACTGGTGGACCGCTTCACTCATCGTGGCGACAACCGTAGCGATGGAGTGTAGCGTGAGCAAGAACAATCTTTCTTGAACCAGCTATTGACGTAGCTACGCAATCCGCTAAAGCTAGTGGCGTGACAGGTCGGCTGGCTTGTTCATGGTCAAAACAGGTTGTGTGGTTTGGGATAGCAGTCTGAGGGTTACAGGGGAGTTGCTGGCCGGCCTGTCCGCTCTTTGCCAACGCCAGATCATCTAAGATAAGACCCGGGCTGATGTCCGGAAATCTTGGTATCGAATCCAAGTCTGGCTTCAATTTCCCGAGTCCGGGTGCCAAGGCCCTCGGATGCAGTTGCCGGAAAACACCCAGATGGGTGCTTCACAACGGATGCTGGTGATTGCAGAAAAGGCTGGGGATCCCCGTTGGGTGAACTGGCTATCCCACTCATCTTCGCATCGTCTAGCACAGGACGCTGGCTGTACACCGGAGACGAAGGCTTGAAACCTTCTGCGAAGACCACTTTCCTCCAGTAGCGTGGAGGGAAACTGTAAACTGCCGTCGTAGCTGCGACGGAGACGCCATCCGGCTCCATGCCGGAACCTTGGCGGGATGCGGGTAAAGGTGAGCCCCGTTGTTGAGGAAAGGAAACATGGCTGACAAATCGACAGTGAGCAGTGGAGGGATTGGGTTCAGCGGATTGCTGACCATCGTGTTCATCGTGCTGAAGCTGACCCATTACATCGACTGGTCTTGGTGGTGGGTGCTGGCTCCATCTTGGATCCCGTTGGCGATTGTGGTGGCGATCCTTCTGGTGACGCTCATCATTGCGCTGGTGGTTGAACTGGTGAGCAAGTGATCCAGCTTTTGCCCGCCTGCCATGTGTAGACCGGGTTTACGGGTTCGTCAGCCTTGGTTGGCGCGCCCAGCTTTCAACAGAAGCCATGCACAACAAACTCCACCAAAACCCACACACGGAATGGAAGCCTCGCAACAAGCAGGCTGCCATCGTGGTATCCCGCGCCTCCTGGCTGCACCAGCCGCCCCACGAGCCAGAGAAGGCCGTCAGGCTGCTCACTCCGGAAGAGGAGCATGTCGCCTACCGCAACGAACTTCGGAAGCGCATTGAGGCGCATGATGCGGAGGAGGCTCGCCTCAAGGCGCTGAAAGCACAGGAGCCAAAGAAGCCAGTCAAACCTCAAAAGCAGAAGTGCATGTGGGCCGCCAGGCTCCTGAAGAACCTCCACAAGCAACGCGGGCTCCCTCCGCCGACAACGGAGCAAATCCGAGCCTACCGCAAGGCCCAGCCGAACTACGGGCAACCGAAGTATGCGACAACTTGAACCAGTAGCTCAGTTGGCTAGAGCATCCGCATTCTAAGCGGAGTGTCGCAGGTTCAATTCCTGCCTGGTTCACCAATCAACAAAACTACCCACCATGGACAGAGAGCAATACGAGAGAGAGCTGGCTGAGCGCCAGCGCAGGCACATGCAGCAGGTTTGGGGTCCTCCTCAGGCGTGGAAGCCTTGCGCCCATGATCAGTGTAAATCCTGCCACGGAACCGGATTCCGGATCGGTGGAGGAGCTTGCATTCACGCACTGCACTGCGACTGCCCAAAGTGCAGCCCAACTGGCTCAATGATGATGAGCGGAACCTCTGTGTTTCCACCTTGCACCCCACAGCTCAGCTTGGGAAGCGTTCAGCCGATTGAGTGCTCCACGGAGTGTAATCCACACATCGGGGCCACCTGCGGCAATCCGGTGCCAGCAGCGCACGCCGGGGAGTCGGAGTTTGCGCGTGTATGCCGGGAGACCTGGATGCCGTATCTCAACGACAAGCCATCAAGTGTTTGAATGAATTTTCTCCCCACAGCCCCGACCAGCGATCGGGTTCCAGCACGGCCCCGCCCAAAGTGTGCATCAGGCTTCTGGAACTGGGAAATCGTGTGAACGCAAGCTGCCGTCAATGGGCGTCCTTTCCGGCGCCTCTGCGTTGGGTTGCGAGGGTTGTGGGGAGATTCGGTTTTGAGAGAAAGGAAACGGATGAGCGAGGAGCACGACAAGCGAATCATTGAGAAGGCTGTTGACCAGCTTGGTGAGCACTTCGACAGCGTGCAGGTGTTCGTGACCAAGTTCGAGCCAAACGGAGGTGAGCAGGCGACCATCGAGCTGTTCAACGGCTCTGGCAACTGGCTAACCCGCTACGGTCAGGTGAAGGACTGGGTGCTGCGCCGGGAGGCCATCATGGCCGAGGAAGCGCGGAGGTCCATGTGAAGCTGCGCTCCGAGATCGCCAGGCCGCCTGGGCCAGTGCCAGGGATGGTCAGGGACTGGTTGGAGGTCAACGGAGATCAGTGGTGGTGGCTGCTGGTGTGCGACAAGTGCGGGAAGTGGGTCGATGAGATCGACCATCTGGCGCCGTACCACATGGAGAGGAACAGGTGCTATCGGTGTGATCCGAGGAAGAAGAAGGAACCGAGTTGACTACGGGCAGCAGACCGTCCACTTTGTCGGCGTCAGAGGGACTGAGGTCCCGCAGGATTGATACCCTGCTCATGTGTCCAGCGATGGAGTCTTTTGCCGCCTGAGTGCTTCAAAGCACACCGTTACACTGGATCAACGGGTATCAATCAGGCGGCGATTTCTTTTCCCACGACTGGTCTGAAGCGAAGCGGGATAACCAAAACGCGGCATCTTCAGGCGAGAGCGCAAGCCGGGGAACCCAGAAGCGCAAAGGGTGGTGTCTTATCGCTAGAGCCCTGGGGACTGTGGGATGGAATTCCATTGATAGTCTAGCGAAGCGGCAACTGAACCTCCAGAGTGCCGCCAAGGGTCTCGGCTATGTACTCAAAGAACAGAAGCCACCCAGCAACAGACAGCCAAAGCATAGGATGCTTGGCGTCTATTGCTGCGAGCCCCGGCAGTATCTAAAGAACAGTTGGGATACCAACGGGTAACCCAAGGAGCGACAGGGAAACCAATGAGAGCCAAGAAACAGAGTAAGCAGGAGATCCCAGAGAACCACTACCAGGTGTGCATCGTCACCCTGAGCGACGGGCAGGTGGCAAGGTTCACAGGCCCAGCCTTTGCTGCTCCAGGGGACACCCGGACGATCCGAGGCATCGAGTTCACAGAACCCAAACCACTCCCAGCCGGCCACACGTTTGGAGAGATCAACAAGATCAGCAAGTAGCCCATGAGAACCATCATCGCAGGTGGCCGAGACTACATCCTCACCGAGGAGGACTTTCTGTGGCTGGACTCCCTGAAGCCAGGGATCAGCGAGGTGGTCTGTGGTGGAGCAAGGGGCGCCGACACTGGGGGATTCAACTGGGGTTGGTCCCGAGGCATCCCAGTGAAGTCATTCCCTGCTGATTGGAACGCCCACGGGAAGGCTGCTGGCTTCATCCGCAACCGCCAGATGGCCCAGTATGCTGAGCGGGTCGTGCTGTTCCCGGGCGGCCGAGGCACTGCGCACATGCTGAAGGAGGCTCAGGCAGCCAAGCTGATCATCATCACGCGAGTTCCAGTCCTGTGAAAACCATCCCCCTTGAAGGCGAGTGGTTCCGCTTCCACGTCTGCTCCCAGGAGGGCAACGGCACCTACCTGGTGGACCTGGAGAACCACAACTTCAATGGGGAATGCGACTGCCCCCACTTCCGCTGCCGGCTGGAGCCTCTTCTCAAGGAGCGTGGCCCCTCTGACGCCACCCGCTGCAAGCACATCAACGCCGCCCGCAACATGTGGTTTGACCGGGTGGCTAGAATGGTAGTACGTTCCGTGGAGAAGCAAGTGTGTGGAAATGAAGACCGAAAGCAACAGAACCAAGGCAGCGACGCCTCCTGACGTGGAGATCCGATCTGGCCGAATCCCGGATCAGCATACCGGCCGCAAGTCCAAGTACAACTGGGCCGCCATCGGCCAAGAGTCCAAGGATGAGAAGGGTAAGACCGTCTACGCCTACCTGGTCATCCGCAGGCGAACCACCCGCCAGATCTCCTCCACCGTGTACGCGGCCAGCCGGCGCCTCGGCAAGCGCTTCGCCATCCGCCAGCGCGGCGGCAACGTGGAGATCCACCTCGCGGACCAATGCGCCGGGTAAGCGAGCGCCGCAAGGAGGCCCTGAAGGAGTATCGGGCTACCAAGACCGCCTACGTGGCGTCAAAAGCCCGAGGCAAGCCCGCCAGGGTCCAATGCGAGCGATGCTCAAAGCTCATCCCAGCCAAGTCCATCACCGTCCACCACAAGCGCGGCCGGATAGCCACCCTTCTCTGCGACACCCGCCACTTTTCGCTTCTTTGTTTAAGCTGCCATCGTTGGGTGGGCGAGAACATGGAAGCTGCCAGACAGGCCGGCCTCCTCTGCGAACGCGGACTCTACAACACCCCTGACCGATCATGACGAACCGAATCAAAAGCTGGATCAAAGGCTGGATCTACCACTTCTGCCTCAACCGCATCCTGGCCATCTGCCGCAAGGACCCGTTCTACGCCTCCATGTTCATTGGTGAGGCCGAGCTGCTCCGCCAGGACCTGAAGCTGCCGACCGTGGTGCTGGACTCCGCGGAGATGTTCATCGCCTCCACCCGGAGGCATCTCCGTGGCTAGGTTCACCGCAGCCGAGTATGCACAACTCCTTGCCAGAAGGGCCTCCGTGGATCGAGCTGCGCCTCAAAGGCCACCGCATCCAGTCGCTCAACCGGATCCTCGCAATGAACCCGTGGACCCGGGACAAGCTGAAGCGGCACGACCAGGACGCTGTTTCATCAGCATTGTCAGCCGCCGCAAACGGCTCATTGACCCCAGGGCAAATCTTTACGGCGGAACCAAGTACGTTGAGGACGCTCTGGTCTACGCTGGAGCAATTCAAGGAGACACGGAAGCAGCGTCGGAAGGAATCGTCACACAAGAGAAGGTTGGAAAAGATGGAGAAGAGGAAACCATCATCCGCATCTGGAGGCTCTCGTGACTAGCCCAGACGCCCATGTAGAGAACGTCCGCCAGAAGCTCCTGGACCGATCGCAGATCGGCCTGAAGAAGTACGGGGTTACCACGGAGCGCAAAGACCTCAACCTCCGCGACTGGCTCATCCACCTCCAGCAGGAGCTGATGGACGCCACCGTCTACATCGAGGCTACCATCAATCAACCCACCCAATCCCCAACCCAGCCTCCCGCGCCCAGCACAGCTTATCCGGGTCCCGCGCAGCCAGCGGGAGATAGCACCAACATCCTACCTGGATGATCTCTTCACTCCCCGTCCTGTGCATTCGGCCGGGTGTTCCGCACGTTTGGTAGTGGGAGTCGAAGAACGGGCAGTCCGCGCACACCGCTAGTCTTTCGGTAGCCAACTGGCTGACCTCCTGGCTTCCGTACTGCCACGTCGCCATCGCTGCCTGGGCCGAGTACCTCAACCCGGTCCACATCGACAGGAAGGATCTTCCCGGGCTGTAGGTACTCCACAAAGCCCGAGCGACTACGGGCGCCACCCGCCCCCACTGTAGCAGCAGGCGTGGCAGACTGGCTTGCGAAGCGGACAAGAGCTTCGAGAGCCCGGGTGCGGAGGGAGGACCACGCATGACCCCACCATGAGACGTAGCCGTCTCCGTCTTCGTGGCTGAGTCGGCGGTTGTGTTCTGCTCCTTTGACATATTCATCCCAGTGGATTGTTGGCTCAACCTCAATGGTCCAGTCCACGTACTTCTCGTGGAGATCCCCCTTCAGGGCGATCAGGTCCGTCATCTGGAGCGATCGGTTGATGTCCAGCATGGCGAGCTGCTCTTGGAGATCCTCCCCGGTGAACCTGGCTGCTGTCTTCAGGCCGGGGTGCTTTGCCAGCATCACTTGCTTCCAGTTGCCACGGACCGGGAAGGCGTGGAGCTTGAACCATCCAAAGTCGATCTCCCGTTGCTCCACGATGAGCCAGTATGCCATGTGGTTGCAGATGGCGTTCCACAGCACCTTCAGCACTGAAAGCTCATCAATCCCAGTCTTCTTGTGGAGGTCAGCAACGAAGCTCTTGTTTGTGGGTGGAGCCTTCTGAACCGGATCCCACTCCTTCATCCGCTCAGTCACCTCCTCCTGGAGGGTGTCCACTTGCTCCCCATGCTTACGGTACCAGAAGGCCGGCGTAATCCCGTCGCACAAGGTAAAGCTGGACTTGAACACCTCATCCAGGAGCACGTGGCCGTAGACCGTCACCCACGCCGCACACTGGTCCAACTCAGCCTTGGCCAGCCTTGCCAACCCCGGCGCGAGGCCTACAGCAGGCTTGATGTGCCACCCCTCGACAATCCCATCCACCCACACCTTCTGGCAGAAGTAGGGGACCTGCCACTGGCCAATGCGGGTGTGGAAAAGCTGGATGTCGCTGGTAGAGGTGAACGTCATTGAGCTGGCGGGATGAACCCAAACTCCGGGTGGGGGAACGACTTCTTGGGCTTCACTGTATCCACCCCGTTGGCCCACACATGCTCAGCCACCTCGTGCAGCGGCAGGGCCTTGATGAAGCGCGGGCGGCCGAAAGCGTAGACCACAAGGTGGTCATCCTCGATGTAGGCCTTATGCTCCGCACCCCCAATGATCTGGGTCCCAAGATTTCTTCGCTTATGCTTGCTCATGACACAAACAGCCTACGCCAGCAACACACGCAGTCAATCACAGCGTCACAGAGAAAACGGCAGATTCCCCGGTGGTGGGGCCTGAGGCGTGGAAGATCTCCTCTGGGAGCCCTCCCTGGAGCATGTAGGTGAGGGCGTCGAAGACGTGCTTGAAGTCATCATCCCGCTTGATGATCTGCGTTTGCGACTGCCCCTTCTTGAGTGACCGCAGCATCTGGATGGTGGACTGGCACTTGGCGGAGAAGTAGATGCGCTCCTCGTAGAGCATGCGGCGCAGCATGTCCAAACGCTTGGCGACGGTGCCAGGGGCTTTGTAGACCCCCTCCATGCGGATGCGGCCGGCAGAGTGCAGCTCGATCCACTGAGCCTCAGTGCCCCCCACGGACTGCCGGTAGCGCATGGAGGATGGGTCAGACCAGAAGCGCCACATCGGCTTCTTGGCCAACTTCAGCACCTTCACACAGTAGTCCTCCCAGTAGTCCATGATCGCCGTTATGTCCGCGGTGATGTCCTGGAGCTTCACCTTGCTCTTCAGATACACCAGCTCATCAATGACGTGGTACTGGATCTGGTTCTCCTCTCCAGCCTGCGGCACCGCAAAGACAATGGCCGTGTTCACGTCACCCACGTCCACCCCAACGTCGATCACGTAGGTCCCCTTCGCCGGCCGAAGCAGCGCCATCTCCTCCGCCTTCTTTGCTGGCTCCCATTCCCCGATGACGTGGGTGGAGGGTTGGAACACATCCGCAAAAGCTCCATCCCCAGCATCCTTGACCCACAACCCGTACCAGTAGCGCTTCAGCTTCACCGGGTCCGACTGGTAGGTGCGGTAGATCTCCCGCCGTTGGAACTCGGTGAGGTAAGGGTTGTCGTCGATGGTGAACGCCACTGTGGCGTAGAGCTTCTTCCACTCCTCCAGGTCGGTCTCCCCCTTTGCCTTGAAGAAGATGTCGTGGAGCCAGTGATCCTCCCCATCCTCTGGGGGATTGGTGTCCAAGATGAACTGCTGCTCCTCCCATGGCACCGAGGTGTGGCGCAGGCACATCTTCAGGGTCATGAAGGTGTTGAGATCGAAGCGGTCGGCCTCAATCATGTAGATGTGGGAGAAGAAGGTGTCCTTGTAGAACTCCTCCACGTTGTCGTCGTGGTGGATGGAATGGAGCTGGCACTCACTCTCCCCACCGAACTGGTTTGCCACTCGGAACATCGCTGTCTTGGTGTCACCCTCCAGCTTGGGCTCCATCGTGAACTGGGTCATCCCCTTGTTCTTCCATTTCCGATAGATGTCCCCGGTGATAGCCTTCCAGGCCCCCTGCTTGCCATTCTTCGCTGTCCGGGACACCACTGCCACCGAGGCGTTCTCTGTCTGCACCAGCATCCGGAACACCTTGTCCTGGATGGCTACGGACTTGCCGCACTGGCGGGGGCCATGGACGAGGGTATAGCGGTGGCCGCAGTCAAATACCGCCTGCTGCTTGGGAGCCTTGCTGGGATACCACATCCCGTTCACAAACACCCACGGATCCTCCCTTTCGCTAGCCATTGTGCGATTGACCATTCCACGAAAACCGCTACACAACAAGCCCATGAAAGACTGCTCCTACAAAGAGGACTACGCGAAGCCCTGCATGATCTGCGAGAAGGAGGGCGAGGACGATGAACGCTACCCCAGCGTGTCGATCTACAGCCCTGACGCCATCGCCGCCATCTTCGGCTCCATGGTTCCCAAGGCTGGTCAGAGCTTTGAGATGCCGATGCAGATCCGGGTGACGCGCATCACAGACTCCACCAATGGCCCCTCCGATCTCTCCTTCGAGATCACCGCGGTCGGCAAGATCACCAGGGTCAAGGGTGCCCCAGTGGAAGAGGAAGACGAAGATGCGGACGAGGAAGAGACCTAAAAGCCAGCTTGAGGAGGACGACAAGCCTCTGGATGTGCTTCTGGACCGGATCATCTCGAAGCACTCCGCCACCCGCAATGTCCGCGTAGTTACCGACAACGAGGGCAGGATCGGCCTGCTCATGTCCATCAAGCCTCAGCGCCGCGTCCTTGGGGGCGATGGGAAGATGACGCTGGTGTTCCTGGAGGAGGAGTTGGCCCTCAACATGGACATCGCCCCGGGAATCAAGCACAGGCCTACGGTGAAGGTAGAGCTGTCCATCCAGCTCCTGCCCTGCCAGATGGAGGCCTACCGGAAGTGGGTTGATTCGATCCACCTGCCAACGCAACCTATCCCACCATGTACGTAGACATCGACCATCTCAAGTCCACTGGGCTTACCCAGGAGAAGCTCCAGGCTATCTTTGAGAAGCCATGGGATGATCGCGACAAGACGGAGAATGGGAAGAAGGTCAACGCCCTCATAGACCTGCACGCGAATCGGATGGATGACGGGATCCGCCGCGCCCTCAAGGACGCCCGCATCTACCACGCCATTGACCGCGCCTACGAGGCGTCACAGAACCAGATCAGCTTCACCCTCGTCCGCGACCTGATCGACCGCAATGTCGGTGGCAAGGAGTTGGAGAGCGTAGCTAAGGACTGGGGATTGGAGTCCATGCTTGTGGACATCACCGCCACCGAGGCCGGTCTCCTGCCAGGCAAGTCCCGCCACGACGCACAGAACGCCGGAAATCCAGGAAAGCGCCTGAATCTCCCCACGTTCTTCAACATCTTCCTCCCACTGGTTCAGGCCTACGTGAAGATCCGACAGGCCAAGCTGTTCAACGACCGGGATGTCTACCCCCTCTTCAAGTACGAGCCAAACCGCCTGTCCCAGAAGGACATGGCTTTGTGCCGGGTGGTCACTGCCCGCATGCAGCGGATGGCCTCGGACATGGGCTACCGGGAGGACGTGAAGCAGTCGATTGGCTCCATGCTGCTCTACGCGGAGTGCATCAACTTCCCACTGGAGAGCTACTACATGGAGCAGCAGGTGATCAAGGGCTCCAAGAAGGTGGTGAAGGAGGGTGTCCGCTGGTATCGCCCCCACCCCGCCCGCACCTTCTATGACCGCGCCCACCCCCTCCACACCCTCAACTCCGACACAGGCTGCGAGTTCGCTGGCTACTGGTCCATGAAGCGGTGGGGCGAGGTGGAGGACAACCCGCACTACTGGAACAAGGACGCGGTGGGGATCAAGAGCCCGGCGTGGCGCGGGGACCAGCTCTTCTCCTACTACCAGCAGCTCTACCCATGCGTCGCCAAGTTCCCAGCGTTCAAGACCACCAACGAATCCGACCGTGAGTACGAGGCGTTCAAGTACCGCAACGCTGCCGGTCCAGATGCAAAGTCCAACCGAGACTACGGCGTGGATGTCTCGGTGATGTACCACAAGCTGGTCCCTAATGACTGGGGTCTGGGTGACTACGAGCATCCCGTGTGGATGCGGTTTGTCTACGCTGGCGACCGCACAGTCATCTTCGCGGAGCCAATGGGCTACTGTCCGGTCAACGCCTTCCTGTACGAGCATGGGGAGAACCGCAGCTTCAACAGCTCCCTCGCCCTTGAGCTGCTCCCATTCCAGGACCATCTCGGCAACCTGCTGAGCCAGTACATCCTGACGGTGAAGAAGAACCTGATCCGCATCGTGGCCGTGGATTCAGACCTCGTGGACAAGGACTTCCAGAAGAAGATCATGAACGGAGCAGAGAACATGCTCCGGGGGTTGGAGTTCCTGAACTTCTCCGGCAAGGACCTACGCCGTCTGCAAGGCGATGTCCGCACCGCCTTCACACCAATCCCCCTTCAACCCCAGAACTCCACGGAGCTGATCGGCGCCATCAACACGGTGCTTGGCATCCTGGAGCGAGTCCTTGGGTTCTCCGCGCAGGAAGTGGGATCACAGGCCACCCACCAGCAGAGCGCCACAGAGACCTCCATTGTTGCCGCCAACACCACAACCCGGATGGCCTTCACGGCGTCCGGAATCGACCCAGCCCTCCACGCCTTCAAGAAGTCCATCTACAACGCCTTCGTGGCCTACGGAAGCGACCAGGTGGCTGTGCAGGTGGCAGACCTGTCCGAGGGCGGGAAGGAAGCCCTGAAGGCCGCTGGGTTTGAGCTGGAGGAGGGAGAAGACGCATCCTTTGGCATCACTGGCCCCAAGGCCGGCCTGTCCGTGGAGGAGTTCTCCAGCGAGCGTGATGGCTCCAACCGGATCAACGAGCCTCAGGCGGCGCAGCTCATGCTCACCCTCGTTGACCGCCTCATGGTCCCGCAGATCGTGCAGGTGGTGGGGATCGACTCCATCCTTGGAATGTTCAATGAGATCGCCTCTATGTTCGGGGTGCCGGCCGACTTCAAAGCGAAGATCAAAGCCATCCCCCAGCCAGACCCTCAAGCAGAGGCCGCTGCCCAGGAGCAGTTCGTCAACAGCGTGAAGGCAGTGGTGCAGGGAGAGCTTGCGCCACTCGTGCAGTCCATCACCCAGCAGCTCGGGGAGCCGCTCGCCAAGAACACGCAGGATGTGCAGGCCTTGGGTCAGGCTGTAGGCGCCATGAACCAGCAGGTGGTGGCGGACAACCAGGCCATCGGCAATCTAGGCCGCACCATCGACCAGCTCGTGAAGGCCTTCATCCCACCCCCTGGCGCCCCGCTGGATGGAGGCATCCCTGTCCCTGCTGATAGCCGCATGGACGGCAACCCGCCGCCCATCGTCGGATGAAATTCAAAGCCCAGCCTCTCCTTGGGGAGCCAAAGGACAAACTGGTCAAGTGGCTGCTTGATTCCCAGTGCTACGAGTTCTCGAAGATCCTCCAATCGAGGGCGCTCTTCCTTGAGTGGCAGGCAATCGAGGTCACCCAGAAGGACCTCGGAGCGTCCATCTCAAAGGCCCCCATCCCGGAGACTGCCATGGAGCACCTGGCCCAGGCGGCCATGCTGCGCAGTGTAGTGCTTGAGTTCGAGAAGCTACGAGAGCATGCTGCATCCGAAGAGAATAGCGTAGAGTTTTACATACCCGAATGAGTGCGCAAACAGCAACGCCTCCCGCTGAAGCGGTTGTGGCAGAGAAGCCGACAGAGCAGCAGCCTCCGCAGAAGGCCACCACGGACCTAGCGAAGGAGGTGCTGAGCAAGGCGTTCGGCCTCACGCCAATGACCCCCTCCAAGCCGCCTGAGAAGAAGGCGGAGGACAAGCCGAAGGAGGAGGCTGATTCCACTCCAGAGCCGAAGGAGAAGGCCAAGGAGACGCCGCCTCCCAAGGAGGAGAAGGCCGCCGAGAAGCCGAAGAAGACCAAGGCCCCTGACCGCATCATCCCAGCCTCAGAGCTGCTCGGTGACCAGGACGACTCTGACGCCATCACCAAGGCTGCCACTGCCGCCGCCACCGCCGCCGTGAAGGCGATGGCACCCCAGAAGCAGCAGGAGACCAAGGAGGCTGCGCCAGAGATCCCGGAGGATCTCCAAGACCAACTGGATGTTCTAAAGGAGCTGGAGACCGAAGATCGATTCAAGGGCATCACCAAGAAGGCGGTTGAGTTTGCTCGGAAAGGGGGCGTGGAAGAGCAGTACATCAAGCAGTGGAGGAAGGAGAACCCTGGCAAGGAGTACGATCCAGACGACCAAGAGCACAGTGAGTTCTACGACGAGAACGATCCAACCGCTCAGCACGAAGACTTTGACCGCGCTTTCAAGCGGGCTGAGAAAAAACTCCTGAAGCGAGAGGCTGTTGAAGAGGTCCGCAAGGAGTTTGAGCCCAGGCTCCAAGAGCAGGCAACTGAGCGCCGAAGGCAAGAAATCGAACCTCAGATTGATGAGGAGGCGAAAGAGTCTGTCAGGTCAGCGGCGGCGGCGATCTCTGAGGATCTTCGCAAGACGCTTATTGAAAAAGGGGGTCCGAGCGTTGCCGAGGAAGACCCGCTTGCCGCGCAGGTGATCGACGAAGTTCTCCCAAGGTATCTGCCTATTCAAGAGGAGGCTGTCCGCATCTTCACGAACCTAACCCCACTGAACCCAGGTAAGCTCACCCACGCCCAGGCGCAGGTGATCGAAACCATCAAAGAGCTTCAGTGGGCCATTCAGAATGACCCACATCAGCAGATTCGCCAGGTGCGCACTCAGTACGGCGTGATCAACCAGCGATTCATGCCGATGGCGGAGTATCACAAGCTAAGCGAAGAGGCCCAAGCTCAAGCATGGACGATTCGCAGCGGCGACGTGGTTAGCTACATTCGGTCCAAGCAAAATCAAGAGGTGAAGGCTCGCTATGAGGCTAGACTCAAGGCCGCAGAGCGAGTGCTTGGCAGGAAATCCGGACAAGCGCAGGTGCGGGAGGAGGCTCCGAAGAAGGAGCAAACCGCCTCTGCCGCAGCGTCCGCGCCACTGTCCCCATCCGTTGGCGGAAGTGCCCCTCCCCCCGCCCCCACTGGGGGTGCAGCCAAGAAGGGTGAGACGGGAATTGACTTGTTCTGGAAAGCCGCAGGAGTCAGGGAATGATGGGTGCCACGTATGGCATCCACCGATTTCTTCAATAAGTGCGCGCCGCTCGCCCGGGTCGGCATTGACAACTGCGCCGGGCTCACGCTCTGCAATCTCTCCCCGACCACGGCGGCTGAGTTTGACGAGATCTACACGGACTCCGCTGGCCGCTACCGGATCGAGGGCGCCCTGTTCACGTCGGATGTGATGGCCAAGGCGGCCAACGTCCGCGAGAACGGCCTCTACCAGTTCATCCGGGCGATGGCGACCAACTGGGGCACCAAGGGCATCGAGACCCGCTCCGCGGTCGGCTCCGGCATGATCGACGTGGCGCCGTTCATCCGTGTCGTCCGCGAGAACCACCTCAACACCAACCACTGGAAGTGGACCCGCACCGGGGGCTCCGGCACCGCGCCGAATGGGGCGACCTACGACATGGTGGGTACCGCTGGCTCACTGACCTCCATCCCTGCTGCTGTCGGCTGGTTCCCGGACGGCCTCGCCATCCACATCCAGGGCCGCACCTCGGGCGGCACCGCCACCAAGACCCAGTGGATTGTCCGCGACGCTGTGGTGAGTGGCGGCAACGTGGTTCTGTACCTGAATTCGCAGAACCTCAACTCCTCGCTGCCCGGCTCCAAGCTGACCACGCCGACTGAGGGCCTGCTGATCCGCGGTACCAACAACATCTCGCCCTACGAGAGCCATTGCGATGAGATCCCCAAGCTCAACGCCAAGTCCAGCTTCCTGGCGTTCATGCAGGACACTCGCTGGTCGCTCTGCAACGACGACCTGACCCAGAAGTACCTGGCGGCGCTCCGGGACGGCAACCGGCTCTACCGGGATTACTACCACGTCGAGTCCGTCCAGCACAACAAGCGCGTCCTGGAGGACTTCCAGACCCGCCTCGTGAACCAGTTCTTCTGGGGCAAGGCGCTCCCGAATCAGGACGAGAACAACTGGCCCGCGCTGGAGACCATCAGCTCGTTCAGCGACGCCAACACTGGCGACTACCTGTACCTCCCCGGCATCGAAGGTCGCTGCGTGGGCCGCAAGTCCGCGGTCAAGGGCGTGTACGAGCAGCTCGCGGAGTGCGGCCGGATCAAGGATCTCGGCGGCGACGTGCTCAACTGGCCGGAGCTTCAGACGGCTCTCTATGAGCTGTACCGCTTCCGCCAGTCCAGCGACACCCCGAAGCCGGAGATCATCGAGGTGGTCACCGACTCCGCCTACGCCGTGCAGTTGAAGCAGGCGCTCTTCCGCTACCTCAAGATGCGGTACGAGGGCACGCTCAACCTCAACATGAACGTGGGCGGGAAGAAGACGGAGCTTGGCTTCAGCTACGAGGACTTCCAGCTCGACTACCCCCAGGGCGTCACCCTGCGCATCGTCACCCATGTTGCCTTCGATGACTGGATCAACGCGGCCCAGCTCGCCGGCGGTGACAATCTCGCCACCGCGACCCGCTGCCTGTGGTTCCTGGATTGGTCCACGATCAGCATGTACAACATCCAGTCGGAGCGCGTGGAGCTTCAGTCGGGCAACATCCAGCGCCTGGCGGAGATCAACTCCGACGCCTTCTGCCGGATGAAGGTCCCGCAGAAGTCCATCATCCACAACTCGCTCAAGTGGACGGTTGTGGTGAGCAACCCGAACAACTCGCTGATCTTCGAGAACGTCTCCTTCCAGGTGCCTGAGCACCAGTACAAGGTGAACAGCTACTCCGACTACGCCGGAGACAGCCCTGTCAACAACTGAGCCTGCGGCTAGTTGACATCAAGGCCCTGCTGGGATAGAGCCCTCAGCGGGGCTTTTGCTTTCTAAGAATCATGTTGCACCGAATCCTCCGCCTGATAACCAAGTGGGTCATGAGTTCAGGTCCAATGCCGAGAGGTGATTCGTGGGGCAAGTTTGGGCAGTCCGCGGAAGATCGACTTGGCCCAACCAAGGTGCTGCGCGGCGAGTCCGCCCGCTTCACCACCACCATTCCATCCGACGACTCCTACGGCATCAACGTGACGGTCAACGGGGCGCTGGCAGGGGATCCTGTGGCTGCTGGATTCGACGGCACCGTCCCATCCAACTTCCGCCTGCTGTCCATCTGCAAAAACGATGGTGTTGTGGAGGTCACCATCTTCAACGACACCGCCTCCGGCATCACCTTCACCAACAGCGCATGCAAAGTGGCCGTCTTCCGGTAAACCTCCCATCCGTCTCCCCTGAAGAAGTCTCAGAGGAGGACGTGGAGGAAGCTCGCGCTGAGCTGAAGCTAACCAGCCTGTCCCACAAGCGCCTCTCCGCCCACAGGGTCCTTGGCGCCCACTTGGCAAAGATCGGCGTGGTGAACGTGGCCCGCGGCTACTACCTCTTCAACATCGAGCAGCTCCAGGAGACCGCCAGCCTCATTGCCGGGTTGGTGTCCGAGTACAGCGGAGACGGCGGCACTCAAGCCAAGCTGCTGGCCAGCCAGGTGCAGGTACTGCGAGCCATCAAGGAATCAACGGACGGCCTCATGAACTCTGGAGAGGTGGAGAAGGAGCAGGCGCCTCCAGGAGCTGGCCTTGGCAAGGTGGCGCGACCAACAGCCACAGCCACTGTAAACATATCGACAGGGGGACCAGTTACAGTTACAGCTACGGAGTAACTATGAGGTATTTCAAGAAGGAGCTGGTTGAGCGGGTGATTCTGACTGAGCAGGGGTGGCCGATTCCATTCGAGGACGTTGGCGACGGTTGGGGGGCGCTTGCTACCAACGACCCCTACACCATCGCTCAACTGGAGATCCTGCTGCGCTCCAAGAATCCAAAGGGCGTGATCGAGGTGCCCACCGCCGAGGAGTTCGAGGAGTTCAAAAAAAAAGCCGCAGCACGCAACTCCTTCAAGGCCTCAACCCGCCGAAACGAGACACCTCGGCTCGTAGAGACAAACCCGCGGCCTGTGTCCCCTGCAATAAACGCCGCTCCCGCGGTTCATGACCCGTCGCTGGAAGGCCAGAGGAAGACGGTTGGGGAGGTGCTGAAGGTGCCGACCGAGATCAAGGTTCCAGCCAAGCGAGGCCGCAAGCCCAATGCGACGAAGGTGGTTGCAGGGGAAGCTGCCGAGGTGTAAACCGGCAGGGTGACTTTTGACGAATACCTCACAGCGGTTCTGGCTCGGGCATTCCCGAGTGGGTATTCGGCTCGCCTGAAGGGCAACTACCGGGCCTGGCTGAAGGATTGCTTCATCGAGGTCCAGAAGTACATCCCCCAACTCCAGAACAACCACCTGGAGTACATCGGCCAGGACGCCACCTACTTTTCCTGCGGATGCTCTGTGTTCGATGCGCCGCTCGGGAAGATCAAGTCGCTCCACACAGTCCTAACGACGGATGCCTGCGACAAGGTGTTGGCCTACCCGTACACGGAGGGCGAGTTCAAGGCCTTGGTGGAGCAGCGATCCCGTTGCGCCTGTGAAGCTGAGCGACTTCCGGATGACCAGTACATGGTGGGTTCAGATTACTACTACTACCCCACCAACCTTCCACTTGGACTCTCCTTCGCAACCCCATCCATCGACGCGCCCGTGCGCTCGAAGGAGCGAGCCTTCTCGGTTCACGACTCACGCATATGGACGTGGCCGGTGCTCAACTCGGATGAGACGGCGGTGCTGCGGTGGAATGGCGTGAAGCGGTCCTGGAAGGATTCAGACGAGGTAACCTGGAAGGATGAGGCTGGGGATGATGACGAGGAGATCCTGGCTTTGGCCGAGCTGAAGATCCGGTGGTGCGCAAAGCTCTACCACGACTGCGACGAGAGTGGGGCAGCCGCCATCAAGGGGCTCTACGACACAGCTTTCGCAGAACTCAAAGCCGATCGCCGTCAGCTTGAGGTTCCTGAAGACATCATCCCAATTCGACTATGAGTGACAGCTTTAGCCCAGTAATTCCGCTGGTTACCCAGCTTCCGCAGCTTGATTCCCTTGGATCCGGCTTGATCATCACGCAAAGCTTTTATAACAGCGTTGGATCAAACACATGGACTCGCCCTCCAGGGTTTGTGTTTGGATACCGCATAGGGATTGGTGGTGGCGGTGGCGGTGGTTCCGGACGCAAGGGCGCTGCTGGAACAGCTAGGTCAGGAGGGCAGGCTGGATCTCCGGGTGGCGTGAATGAAAGCTGGTTCACGGCCAGTGATGTGGGCGCCACGGAAACCGTCACGATTGGTGCCGGTGGAGCGGGCGGTGCTTCGCAATCAACCAACTCCACAAGTGGAAGCGCTGGATCAAATGGCGGAGACACCACAATGAGCGGTGTTTCTGGCACGTTTACATGCCAAGGCGGTGTTGGTGGTGGAGGAGGAACTGCAAGCGCCATCCTGCCATCCCTGCCATCCCAGAGCACTCGCGGAACCGTGGTGCCTCCAGCCACAGTCCCATCTGGGGCACAGGCGCTCCCACTGCTCTCAGCGTTCATTGGGTGCGGATGCCCAGGGACGGGTATATCGTCAGGCAATACCGCACAAGTGTTCGGGTCCCCATTCAACGGCGTCACCGAAAGCGGCACGTATGGGACCGGGTTTGCTGGCTCAAATGCAGGTGGGGTGTGCGGTGCGGCTGCGGGATCCGCTGGAGCGAATGGAGCAAGCTCTCCGGTCGCTGGACCGTGGGGAGGTGGTGGCGGTGGTGGTGGGCGCTCATCGACTGCTGCTGCTGGCGGATCTGGCGGAAATGGCGGGCTGTACGGAGCTTCCGGTGGTGGCGGTGGAGCCTCTGTTGACTCCGTTGGCAACTCGGGCGCTGGCGGCAATGGCGCAAACGGGTGCATGCTCATAGTCTCCTACTCAAGAGGATGATATGGACGAAAACCCTCAGTCATTTTGCAACGAGTCTGGCGCCGTGGTGGCGGATATTGATTCCAAGGGAGTGCTCAGGGTCCCGAGGGTGATGGAGGAGAATTCTGCGGGAAAGCTGCTTTTGGACGTGGATCCAAAGGCGGGGCTTGTGGCTGTGTACGCCTGCGCCCATTCAGGGATGTGGATCCGGTGGCTGTTCAGAATATCGACTGACACCAACTCGCTAAACCTGCTCGTCTTCAGCTCAGCTCACTCAATGCGAAGGCTGTCGAACAGGTTGTGGGAGTTTGAGGTGGTGAACGAGTTGATCGGCGGCGGATCGACTGGTGCAGTGTGGATTGAGTCGTCGGATGCCGGCAAGTCGATCGATTACCCGCTTGAGACCGTAACGGAGTCATTCATTGGGGACACGCACGGAGACGAGTATCCAGAGCCTGTGGCACTTGGGGTGTCACTGGACCCAGTGATAGTTGCGGACGGTAAATCAATCTCACTCTCTGACGGAGGAAGCCGCGTGGAGTGCAGGAGCGTCCGCATAATGCAGAGATCAAAGCTGCTGAGGGATCGGAACCCAAAGCAGAACCAGGCAACATCAAGTCCGTGGTGCAGCCAGTTGAAGGTATGGAGCTTTGCTGATCAGTGCATGCGTGTTGCTATCAGCGCAACAGTCATATCACAGTTTACGGGAAAAGTATATCTACCGCTGATATGCACATCCACCGGATTCACAGCGGGAATCAGGAGACCATTCGGATCGGTGCTTTCAATCCCAGTGGATGTTGGGGGTGGATCAATCCACAGGGATGTTGACAGTGTTGATGGCATCATAATGTGGGGTGGTCTTGGAATGGTTGAAATACTTGCAGACAAGTGCCAATCAAGCGGCATCCAGACCGTGGACAAGCACACGCTGAAAACAGAAGGTGGATACCATAAGAACTATTGGCTCTGCGGATTCGGGTCTGAGAACATCGGAGGGGTTATTTACAATCGCTTTAACCCCGGGGATACGGTATCTCGCGAGGTCACGGTAAAGTTCACTGTATGACGACAACGCTAACCGGATTCAGCCAATCAGCATTCATCCCAGCGAGGAAGTTTGATCTCGCGGGATACTGCGGCATTGCAGGCATTCCAGGTCTTCAGCTCTGGATTGACCCCTCATGCCTGAATGGGAGCAATGAGTACCCAAGCAAGGTTGGAGCCGGAAAGCTGACCCCTGTCAGCACTGTGGCGGTGGAGAGCGGTCCAGGATACCTTGGTCGCGAGGCTACGATCCGGCTGACCGGGCCAAGCTCCAGGATGGATTTGAGCGGAGTCACGATTCCAGCAACTGGGCCGTGGTGCATTTACATGGCTGTGCACGCGCTGTCCAAGCAGTTCCGCGTGGGGGGTGCAAAGCTGAACCTCGGGAACCTCACTGTGAACTGCGTTTACGACCAGTTGCGAATGAGCGTATCCAACGGCATTGGAGGGTCCTCAATGGCGCAGAACGCGGGGATCAACTTCGCATCTCGCCCAGCCATCATCTGCTTCGGGAGGCGGGTCTCTGGAGCATCCACAAAGCTGTTCACTAAAGCTCGCACGTTTGGTGGTAACTGGATTGAGAATGTGGCCGCTGATTTCTGCACCACCAACGGGCTGGAGGGCGGTACGCCAAGGTCGATCAGCCCGGCGTTTTCGTTTGGAGCCCATGGAGAGACGGTGGGGTACACAGCGAACTGCCGGATCTCCGAGGTTATCATGACCGATGCCCAGTCCCCGGTCGTGGAGTCCTACCTCTCAATCGCCACTGGATTTGAGTGATCCAACCGCTTGAAGCGCCGCCCTCTTTTAAGGTACACCATATGAATGCTGTAAACCCTCCTCAACCTTATGAGCGACAAGGCTAGAGCCAACCTGAACACCAGCCTCCTTTGGGCGATCTTCATCACCATGGTTGGGGGCCTTGTGCAGGCTGGCCGGGTGTACAACCGGATGGAGTCCATCGAGCGGGAGATAGCCAGGGTGCGCCCCCTTGAGGAGGAGGTCATCAAGATCAAAGCCCACCTCAAGCTTTCAGCCGGATCCCCAACAGCCGACACGTTCGGCGCAACTGACAACCAATGAGCCTTCAAAACTACGCAGAGTGGTCAGACCAGGATCTTCTCATCAAAGCGAGAGAGGATCTGATGAACGCATTCACGGACACATCTGGATCTGATGATGAGCGCTGGGAGGCTGTCCTGAACACCGCCCTCGACAACCTGAAGCAGGGGCTCCCAATGCGAGAGCTTGCAAAGCGAAATCGGAAGTGGGGTCAGCCTGTCACGCCGCCAACCGACCCTCGCACGTTGCCGCCATCTGTGCCCATCGTGGACAACCCGAACGGATTGGGAATCGCATGAAACGCCTCATCCTCATTGCCACCCTGCTCACCGGCTGCGCCAAGACTGACCCAGCATCAGGCTTGGAAACGGCTGAGCGGATCACCGGAATCGACGGACGAACCTACGTGCGCGTCAGCAATCCAGCCAAGGCGCCGGCAGGCATCCCCGCCACAGAGGCCATCTACCAGGTTGACGGCGGCCTTGGCAGCGGGAAGCCGGCCTACATCCGCTCTCTTGGGTCCAAAGACTCATTTACCCGGGTTGGAGACCTCCCTTGAAGAAGCTCCTCCCATTCATTGCGGCCGGGGCGCTACTGGCAGGCTGCTTCTCTGCGCAGAAAGGGGGCGCCAAGGCACTGAAGAAGGTGGACGAGGCCAATGCAGCCATCTCCACCAACCGCAACCAGCAGCTCGACAAGGCAGCCACATTCGTCCATGGGGCAAACCGGGCGCTTGCCTCAGAGACCAACCGATCCCCTGCCGTTGGATTGGCCTACGACCTGAACACTCGCGCCGCCATCATCCTTGGCCCACCGAGATACGACGACGCGGTAACCATTGAGCGGGCGGTGG